GCCGTTTAAATAAACATCATACTTTACTTCTTTTAATGTATCTGCCCAATAATCTTGAGGATTTTTCACTCTCCATATAAAATCATGTGGTGTTGTTCTTAATTCATCCATTATTTTGCCTCCAATTCTTACCTTAAAACTCTTGATTCATAGTGACGTATATTCCGTCATTTCTGAATCTCCACGTTCTATTGTAATTCCTGTCCTATAATATTTTTTATTTGTTGTCTTACTCCATTCAACGATTTCATTCTGCATTCCGTCAACGAAGTTAAATCCACGATTAACGAGGGCAATAATCAAATTCTCTATATTGTCTGCAATACAAATTTGATTTCCATAACCATTCCTTGTGGAAAAATCTGCTGTAAATTTCATACTTATACCTCCATTCTATCCCATACATCCTAATTCAAGAACATCAGGATTATCAGCAAACCAATGATTATCAATATTTTCAATTTCAATCATATCTTTGGTTATCACTGACTCGTATCCTCCATGCTCTGTATATGCTTTTAATACTTTCTGTTTGGCTTCCTCTTCTGTATCAGCTTTTACAATTCCATAAGTGTCATCGTCAAATGTGTATATCCAAAACTTCATAGATCATCACTCCTTATCATCTTCCCAATAAGCATTTACATCATCTTTGTTATCCTTGTCATCATCCCAACAATTAAATCCACATTTTACTTTTGCTTTACAATCCCATTTCTTATCACAATAATAACAACATCTATCATCTTTGTAACTGCAATCGTCTGTTTCAGGCTTTACATAATTTCCACATTTGTACATATATCATCACTCCATTTCTAACTCTCTTCTAATTACAGTATCAACAAACCATTCAACTTCTTCTGGAATTTCCTTTTCGCACTCATATAATTTGTTATGAAATTTTCCATCATTATATGTTTTAATCACAAATGATTCTTGATTATATATCAACCAATACTCATTATCTCCTGTTTGTCTAAAGTGAATATCAATATCTTGCATAATTATCACCTCTCTCCAATCTCAAATAATTCATTACCTGAAAAATCAGTCATATCTTGTAATACTGCATGAGCAAATTCTTTTGCGTATTCTGACCATATTTTATCTTGCAATTCTTCTACACTTAATCTTTCAAGCTCATAATCCTTAACGAATTTCCGAACTATATTTTTCATTCTGTATTCATAATCTTCTTCTATTATTGGAATATGCATATCTTATACCTCCAATCTTATAATTTTATCTTTCCATAATCAGGAATCATCTGAATAAATTCATCTGCATTTGTAAACTGTTTATTGATTTCAATCCAATATTGTTCGTTATTTGTATCTGTACAACAAGCTTCTAATTTAAAATCATGCTGTGCGTAAATCGTTAAACATAATTCCGCTTTCTGAATAGATACACCCTCTGGAACTTCTTCAACAGTTGCATATTCTTCTAAAAAGTCATCAATTTCGCTTTCTTTTAAATCATAATTGTAAAATGCCTGTAATGGTTTGTCTGTATCATCTAACTCATTAAATGTAATTTTTGTATAATCTAACATATTAAGCAATCCTTTCTACACTACAGAAGAAATCATCTTCTGTAAAACTATATCCATCATAGTGTTCATAAATAAATTCATCACTAACATATTCATCAATACTTGCAATCATTTCATATGATGGTTCATTGATATTAACTCCCATCACTTCTGCAAAAGTGCCTTCATTTACAAGTTCTGAATAATATGCCTGTTTCAATTCGTGTAACTGATCTCTATTTAATTCTCTCGCTGTCATAATTTATCACTCCTTATGCAACTTTTGTTATTTCCATGTAGCAACCATTCATAGCTTTATCATACTGTCTAATATCATAGAGCCAACTAAACGGAACTTTAACAGTTCCTTCTTTTTTCAATTTTTCCATTACTTCCCCAATAGAAAAATAGCCCTGCATCCAACCATAGCCTGATAAATACTGTTGTCTATCCAAATTACACAGTCTGTCATGATATTTGATTGTATTTTTCTTTAGAAATTTAATATATCTATCAGATAATCCATAATTTTCTTCTGGGTTGTCATCACTGTATTCCGACATAACAAATGAATTTCCGTGGAATAATTCAAGCTGCCACATTACTTCTCTCATATTATAAAGAGTTCTCGTTATTCCGTTTATTGCAATCATATAATCATTTCGTGTGCCAGGTTCCCAATTCTTTTTACTACATCTTCCGCATTTATATGTATCTGTATTAATTATCATTTTATATCTCGCCATACAATCAACCATCCTTTCTATAATTCAAATTCCACGATTCTTCCAGAACTTAACACTACATATTCATCTCCATTTTCTGCAATATGATTTCCAAGCTCTGTATAATCAAGAACCGCCTCAATATGATGATCTAATTCTCCAATTACGTTATCAATATAATTACTTGCCAAGTCATAAGCGGAATCAAATATTGCTACAATATGTAAATCATCTTCTGTTACATTGTCGTTAAAATTTCCAAGAAGTTCATCAACTTCCCTTTCCCATATATCCTGATCTAATAAGTATTCTCTTAATTCTTCCATGATTTTATCCTCCAATCTTAAAATGAAATTGCTATTTACGGTGTTTCTTCAATATTCTTTTCCAACATAAATACAAGTCCATCCTTATATGTAATTCTGAACTTATATGTTTCTTCAAGCCAATCGTTAAAACCATCATCAAAATATGTTTTTTCTGTTCCTCTTCTTGGCTTAATATTATCTAATAATTCGATAAAACAACCTGCAATCCCAAATACAGACTCTGCAATTACTATTGGATTTTCCATAAATGCAAGTGTTGATGGAACTGCTATGAATCTGCACCTATTGATATTCGGGTTACTACTTTCTGTTCTTTCAACTACAATAGCTGCTTGATTGCAATTACTATTCATAAACATATTATAAAATCTATTTGCATTTTCTTTTCGTTCTTTTTTGGTTGTTCTTTTCATTTTTATCACTCCCTTATCATCATGTTTCTAAAGTATGCAAATACCATTATCATCGCTTTATATTTCCGTGGATGTTTCATAATATCCTCAATTTCTTTCTCAAGACCTGCTGTATCTATGTCTAATTCGCTTTTTGTGAGAAAGAATCCGTTTAATCCACGAATTTCCTCATTGCTATAAGTTTCCATAATTTCTCTTCTTATCATTTTTGCTGTGTCTATTACAGCTTGCTCTAATAATTTTTGATTTACCATATAATCACTCTCCAATCTCTTCTGCAATTTCTTTTCGTGTTCCTCTAATAGAGCAACCTTCTGTATCATGTTTGTTTAGAATGTTCCAAATTGCATTTTCTTCAGCTTCGGTAAGACTAAATCCTTCCCAATAACCGAAATCATTATCTTCATGTTCTATTACAATTCCTGCGATTCTATTCATATTAAGCTACCTCCTTTAATATCTGTGCAACCTCATCATTTGTAAGTTCTCTGATGACTTTCATTTTCTGCGCCAATATCCAACTGCCGCCTTGTGATTCAGGACGATTGTAACTATCCCAATCTTCTACTTCACATTCAACCCATACTCTCTGTTCTCCGTTTGCAAGCCGCATTGAAAGATGTGGCGCTAATGGTTTAAAACAACAATGCCAACCGCATCGAACTGCAAATCCCTTTGTTGGATAACACTCAGCTTGTATCCATTCATTGAATGGGGTTGCATATGTTTTGTGAATGAACAGCGGATATAATTTTCCGTCAGATAACTTTCGTAATAGTTTATATGCTCTCATGTATTATTCTCCTTTCCATAATAAAAGAGAGTAGATTTCTCTACTCTCAAGAAACAGTTCTTTCCTTTGGTTTTATGCTACTGCCTCAACGCTGTCATACAATGTTTCGCTTACACCAAAATCGAGTGCTATTTCCTTAATCAACTCATCTCCCCACTTATCATTGAAGAATCCCCAACAACTGTCTTTTTCTTCCCAGTCATCATCTTCTGTATCATATTCTTCCGTGATGACTCCATATACTTCACCAGTTAAATACATGTCATATTCTTCAACTTCGCCTTGCATCCACTGGTATGCAGCCTTCTTCCAATTTTTATCTGTGGTTTTTACGTAATTCCCTTTTTCATTCCTAATTTTTCCACCGCAATCAATAATTGTTTTCTTGTCAGTGTAAATATATCCAACCTGTCCAGAGTCCCATCTGTCACCAAAACTTCCAGTGCTCATTGTGATTCCGCTATGGTCATACAGATAAAGTGGAAGATATACAATGTTTGCGTGTTTCTCTAACAAATACCATTTATCTTTCTGTGGTAAAGCTTCAATCATATCATCGACTAACCAATCAAGCGATTCATATTCTTCTATTACATCAAATTTTGCTTCTCTGCTTGTGCCAAGTGGAAACCAATAATATGTTCCCCATAACTGCCACATCTGTTCATGTCTGTCATATCTCAACTCAAGTCCATTAGATGCTTTCTTTGCCTTGATATAATTAATGATTGATTTATCTTCTACATTTTCCCTTATGAGATTATTTAAAAAGTCCTCATTATCGTTGTAATCATTATCCTTATAATCTCCCAGTCTATAATCTCTATGCCAACACATCATTTTGCCTATTTGACCATCCCAATCATACCGTGGATCGAGTGGTTCATTATCCTGTTCAATATGTAGTCTCATAAGCTTTCCGTTATCTTTATAGTATCTGTATTCTTTATCTATCATATCAATCAACCTCCGTTCTATATTTCATAATCTCTTACTGGTTCTGTATAACCACTATCCAATTTAATTTCCGTTGTTTCATAATCATCATAAACACTCTTTTGTGTTCCTCTTGTATGAATAATCTTTGCAAGCTGCATAATTACATATCTGCGT